CAATATCAGGACTCTGTCCATGCATGATATTAGCAACTGTAAGATTCTTCCAATGAAAACCTTCTTGTTCGTAACCAATGTTTTTAACAACTTTACGAACCATATATTCTAAATCTAATGTATCTATTACGCCCTTGAACTCGCCTGCTACGACGACTTGATTGGTAGTTACAAGAGTTTCACACGCACATCTTAGCGATGGATCGCGTTCAGTCATCAAGATATCTAGGATACTGTCACTGATAGCGTCCGCTACCTTGTCCGGATGCCCTTCGCTCACGGACTCGCTGGTAAATAAATATGACATCTATACTCCTACTATTAATAATTATGCTAACCAGAGGTAGAAGAAATATTTATTGTACCCAGCAGTCACAATTGCAAGTAACCACATGATCAATAGCAGTGGCTACATTAGGGCTTGCCGGAAGCAATGTGCTACTGATAAAGTTAGGATCCAGATTGGGCGGAAGATTTGTAGGATCGTATTCAGCCGGCGGAGCGATGATGACGATGCTACTAGTAGGTCCGCTAGTCACAGGTCCTGCTGGTACTATTGGGTTGGCTACTGGATTAGGATTACAATCTAATATTTGTGTTATGTCTCCGGCAGTATTAGTAGGAATTGGTTGGAATCCCACAGAAGAATCATATATACCCATTGGTACCGGCGTGACAAGATTGCCATTTTGATCATTACCTGGCCAAGCAGGGAAGGTATAATCATTACCACAACTAGGAATTCCGGCAGTTGCTCCGTCAATAGTTCCGTTAGTCGTGACTGTCTTCACTTGTGCAGGAGTGAGTTGATCACTGATGTTATTGTCCGGATCAATTCCCAAATTGCTAAGCCTAGATTGATTTCGTTCCTGTCTCATCATAGCAACAAGGCTCTGTCCGCCTAATGTACTAAGGTCGCTGATTGCTTCCAGCGTTTGCACAGCCATGTGGGGTCTAGTATCCATAGCAAATGTGGGAATAGAATTCACAAAATTAGAAAGTGCTGCAGGATATTGATTGGAAAAATAATCTTTAGGTACAGCGACTGGAGGGAGATTCGTGTATCTCGCCCTTTGTTCCCTCGCCAGTTGATCTCCAAAGATATTCCAATATGTGTTAAGATGAAGTGAGATATCCGGATTATTGGCCTGAATAGAGGCGATCTCTGCGTTGGCTTGATCTATATAATACTGCACTACACCGTTCATCGGAGATTGCCAGCCAGTGGTTGCCGGAGCAGTATTTGTACCTCCACCATTGCTTGTAGGAGGACATTGGATCATTACTGTAGGAGGACTAGTCGCATCTATTCCGGGATCATCAAGCGTTATTGAAGTCACCCTGCCATAATTCCAACCATTCAAATATGAATATGATGCGGCCTCATTATCATCAGTGCCTATGATAGCAGTAGCACTACCACCATTAGATAGTGTGATCGCGGGTGGCCCAGCACCTCCCCTACCGTATCCGCCACCACGATCCACGAGAGTGATCCCAGTGATATGATAGTAGGTAGTAAGTCCAATGTCATATGTCGTATATTGCACTGACACCGTTGCTGGTTCCCACGTAACCGCTAGAAAAAGTTGGCTATATATTTTATATAGATTATCAGTCTGCAATTGTGACATCCTGGTCTGCGTCAATTGCCATGGATAAGGTAGACCAGACATACAACCAAAGAAGTCTGACATAGTATAGGAGCCTGCAGGACCGCTGCCCAATGAACATACTTGCTTACTGTAGTCAGTGGCTGATTGGGCTGTGGGCTTGTCTGTTCCTGCTACTAGGGGCAAATCTAGCATAGTCTCTATTCCTTGGGCGACCTTGGCCAATTTAAGGATATCTACATTTTTTATATTCTTGATCTGCTGCATCGTATATGAGAATGCGCCAGCCGCGACTGCTTGATCATTCGGAAGGATTCCTAATAAATATGAATCAAATCCAATTGGCAATTCTGAATAATTCTGCGGGTCTAATGCGGTGTCTCTAATCGGAGGAGTTCCTGAAGGAATGATAGTACCTACATAACTCTGAATAGCCGGAGCACTTAATGACTTGTTCACACCACCGTCTTGATATATGAGATAGTAAGTCTTACTATTAGTAGGTCCAGGATTCGCATTGTAGATAGGAACCGTCAGTGATGAATAACTAGTGGGGAATAATAGTCGGAGATTCAGCAAGTCTGCAAGTGTGTTAATATTAGGGAGATTGCATTGCAATATAGCGAGAATATTTGTTAGATTCTCCCCTATAATGATCAAAAATGCCCCGTAAATTTGCTGTTCAGTGATCGTGGCTACATTAGATGCGGTACCAGTTGAGATTGAAGTGATGTCACTTCTAGATAATCCTGCTGACAATAATGCAAGGATGAGGTCTTCGGTCATCGCATAATTTTGCCCTAATGTAGCGAGTAGGTTAGAAGGTAGTCCGAAAGTTTCAATATTTTTCAGATTGATGATCTTTCCCTGGCTAATCAGATCATTTCCAAAATCGGTAGTAGACAGGCTCACTCCTGTTATATCAGCACTGACAAGGTCATTCATATTACTATAAGTACCTTGCATAAAGGTGTCAGAATTGTCAATTGATATGATTGCTTTGTTGGATGATGATGCAACTGCATTATATGAGATAAACGATGAGCAGAATTCTTTATATTCAGGAGTAGATTGATCTACTACAGTTCCATTCCAATTGAATTCATTCCATGCCTGTAGTGCAGGTAGCCTAGCAAATCCCCATTGGGTTATTGACTTATTTGGATTGGTTGTGTCATAGGGTAGCCAAGATGCGTCTTGACCTTGATCAACATTATCATATGATATTGGATATCCAGATGTTGCTGGTGCAGGCATGGCCGGGACGACGCTCTGCTGGGTAGCAATAGCCTGTGCTGTAGTAGTCCATACACCTGCTGGATCTTCTGCTAGATAGGTAGGCGGTATTGAATTTCCTAATGCAGGTATAGTTCCCTTACCAATAGATATTAGATTGTTATATGTAGCGTCAGTGAGCGTTGCATTTCCGTTGCCGGGTCCACGATTATAACCATCATTTATAGCCCATGTTAAAAGTCGTAGAACCGTATCATATGTTAGGCTACCAAAGGCATAGTTTGAATTTGTCTTGCTTGATCCCATATAACTGGTAGCAACACTATTGATATGAATACCAGTGTTATTCAACACTGACCCTAATACATTAATTCCTAATGGACTTTGAACGCCTGAATCTGCCATGATTACCCTTTACGGTACAAATACATCTGGGCTACCGTCTGAGATAGGATGTCCACATGAGTTGCCTGATCCAACCCGTAGAACAGCGACACCTTCAGCAAACACAGTAGGACTACCTTCTGTCGTTTTTGCTGACTTATGGGGGCCGGGACCGTGTGAAGTTATGTCACTCACATGTAACCCGACTGCGACGCCGTTAGCAAAAACGGTGCTGGCTCCCCTGACGATCTTGCCGCCACCTGAATCCTGATCACCTTTTCTGCTTAACTTTGGCATGTTTTACCCTAGGATCAACTTCTTAGTTGGGACTGCAAGTCCAGTTGTCGCTTCTATATACTTTGCCTTAACTGAAGCATCAGTCAACGCAGAGATTGCGATACTATTTATCTTTAGTCTTGTTTCGGTTTTTGGGTCCGCAGTAAACATGCTAGGCACAAGCCCAACACCTTGTGGTCCAGGGGCAACTGATACTGGATCATGAATGACTAGTTCGTCGTCTACTGTTTTCAAAACCTTAGTAATTAGCTCTTCACCTGATGTTAATTTGAACGTCCAAACTTCGCCTATAGTAATAGTCATTATTATTATTCCTTAATGATAAATAAAGTTGTAGTTCGCGGTGCGGAAATACCCAACTACTCTAACAGCTTTAAGGGAGCTATCAGCATGACTATTTATTACGTGTATGCCTATCTAAAAACAAAAGATTCTAAAACTGCTAAAGCCGGAACACCTTATTATATTGGAAAAGGTAAAGACAAACGGGCGTATGATCCGAATCACAGAGTTAGTGTTCCCAAAGATAGATCCAAAATCGTATTCCTTGAAAGAAGCTTGCCTGAAGTAGGAGCATTTGCATTAGAGCGAAGCTACATTAGGTGGTATGGTCGCAAGGATATTAGTACTGGTATTCTCCTTAATAGAACGGATGGTGGCGAAGGACAATCAGGCGCTATACAAACACCTGAATCCAATCACAGACGCAGCATCGCTCTTAAGGGAAGAAAAATGCCAGAAGGATGGAATCAAGGAGAGAACCATCCTTTGTACGGAAAAACGCACAAAGAAAGTACCATAGAACTCATCCGAGAAAAAGCAACCGGCAGAATACAAACAGAAGAAACTCGGCGCAGGCAGTCCATCGCTAACAAAGGTTACCCGGCATGGAACAAGGGCATTCCATTATCCAAACTATATTCAGAAAAAGAACGTAGTATAAAATATGGCAGTCCCGGGGAAAAAAATCCAATGTACGGTAAGCTTGTTCCTAAAAAGGTATGCCCACACTGCAATAAAGAGGTGGACATACGCAACTTTTCTAGATCACACGGTGAACGTTGTAAGTTTAAGTGATTATGCTTCTGTCAATTTTTGTTTTAGTTCTGTGTAGCCACCCACATATTCTCCATCGAGAAAAATTTGTGGAACTGTCTTTGCATTGGGTACTGTTTCTAGGAGTTGTTCCTTAGTGTAACCGTGTCCAATCTTGCGTTCTTCAAACTCAATGCCTTTTGCTGTCAGCAGGTTCTTTGCTGATAGGCAGAAACTACAATCATCTTTGCTCCATATTACTGCTTTTTGCATCATTATCTCCTTATCGTTGCTTATTAGTATCTGTTTCGTTGTTGCTTACTCTAGAAAAGCCAAGCATTTTTTGAATCTCTTTACGATCTTCTTTCTTGCGTTCAGATTCTTTGAAGTTCTGTATAACAT